AGTAGCATCTTACGCAAAACGAAAAATGGACATATTAGAAACTACTAAGGCTATCGACTTAGAAAAAGCAGCAATACAACAAAAAGCTAATGCTACTCTTAAAGCAGAAGGCTATACAGGCAACTCAAAAGTACTAAAAAATGTAGCGGCAACAGGAATTATAACTCCTCAAGCTAGAGCAAGTATTAAAAAGGGCTTAAATGCTGTAAACTTAGATGTAAAAGAAAGTACTGTTATTCAAAAAGGTATGTTTAAAGGCTTGACAGTAGGAGTAGTTAAAGAGTATGATTTAATGGTGAAACGTCTTGACGTGTTAGAAAAAGCCAAAGCAGCAGGAACTGTGACAAACGTACAAAGAATGAAACTAGCTTGGCAAGGCCTTACTACAGGAATTGCAAGAGCGGGCGCAGGAATAACCGCTTTTGCTTCCAAAGCCTTAGCAGCTTTTGGATGGATTTCTATAGGAATTACTATATTTTTAGCACTTAAAGAAGCGATGTCCGCAGATCAAGTATATACAGATTTAGAAGCAGCTTTAGAGAGACAAAAAGAAAAAGTAAAAGAACTAAATAAAGAATACGAACATTTTTTAGAAATCCAGCGAGTTATGTCCAAAGAAGGTACGGGCGCTCAAGGAATAGCTGCCATGGCGGCAACAGGTAATTTAATAGGCTCTTTAAATTTAGCGCAAACTGAATTATTATTTCAGCAGTATAAAAGCTACGCATCTAAAACGGGTTTCATGTTAGATAAAGCAGTAGCAGACTTAAAAGCTGCTAAGGCTGACTTTAAACTAGACCTAAGCAAGGAGCAAGCTGAAATAGAAAGACTAACAGGTGTAGGAGGTTACGGAACTCTAGGAAGAAAAGCGACAGATTTCTTAGGTATTTCTAGTCTATTCTATAGTGATGATAAAGATGCTATTACAGAGGCAGATATAGAAGCCAATAAGTTTGTAAAACTACAGATAGACTCTATAAACGACGTTACGAAGAAATTTGGCAAAAATAAAGTTTTTGAAAACTATAGAGCTCTTTTAATGTCCCCGGATCAAGTAGACGCAAAAGTCCTTGCAAACGCCAAATCGCAGGTAGAGGAGCTTACTGGTGTTTATTTTGGTTTCGCAAAGAACCTAAAAGCAGCCGCAGATTCAACAAAATCAGCTTATAATAGTTTAGCGCCTAATAATGCATTTGAATCTTCCATTCTAGATCAGCAGAAGATTATAACCGAGGCTGCAAAAGTCAGAGCTCAAGCTAAAAAAAGCGGAGTAATGTCCGAGTACTCAGACGAAAAAGAAGCAGATGCGAAAAAAGAAATTAACAGACTTACAAAAATAAACGAAGCAACGCGTAATAGAGTCTTACTTTTAAACAAAGCAAACGTACTATTAAAAGAAGCTAGCTCTATTGAAATACCTACATTTAGAAAAAAAGCTGTTGCTATGGCAACAGAAAATGTTGCACAACAAAAAAGATTAAACAAAGAAAATGAAATTCATGTCTTAAAAAATGACATAATTACTACTGAGGGTGTAGCAACACTGGCTCAAGCAGGTCAACTAAAATTACTAAAATCACAACTGGCTTTGCTAAAGATAGAAGAAAAAGATGCAGAAAGAAAACTAATTTTGACAAATGCACAGTTTGAGGTAGAGCTCAGCATAGCGGAGTTAAAGTTCGGACAGTACGCCACTCAAGGCGAAAAGAAAATGTTAGACTTTGAAAAACAGAGTTTAAGCATAGCTCAAAGAAGATTTGTAATACAGACAAAACTTTCTAAGCAAAAAGTTGATGACGCTATGAGAGTAGGAGCGGGAGCGGGCGGTTTACTACAGACTCCTGATAAGCAAAGAGCTGAAGCTGAGTTTGCTCAAGCCTCTTTAAATCAAAAAGAAAAACTAATACTAATTAACGCAGAATTTGATCTGAAGGTAAAACAAGCAACTTTAGATAACCAGCTTACTATGGATAAATGGAACCTTTTAGACTCAGAGTACGCACTAAGAGAAATAGATCAGACACTTATTAGAAACAAGTACGCACTACTAGCAGCAGAGCAGGCAGCGGCTTCAAAAAAAGCTATGACTACAGTCAATGGTAACAGGATTCACACGCCTGCCTCTTTACAGCTAAACGCTGAGTCAGAAGTTAGTAATCGTATGTCTAAAAGTGCAGGTACTCAAGTCACTGCATTAACTAATTTACGTACAACTTTAGCAAGTATACTAGCTTTACAACCTGATCAAAGCAAAGATCTTATTACCTTAATAGGGGAAGAGAGAGTTGAGGCACTGCGTCAAGCGGGAGTTGAATTAGACAACCTAGCAACTAAAGCAGCAGACCTACAACCTATGGAAGTACTGCTAAAAGACCTGGGGTCGAGTGTTCATGATAATATGTCAAGCGCTTTTACAGCCATAGTTACAGGTGCTAAAAGTGCAAAAGACGCTTTTGCAGATATGGCAGTAGGTATACTTAAAGACTTAGCTGCAATGATTGTAAAAATGGCAATTCTTAATATGTTTAAAGGTAGCGCGTTTGGCAACTTTATGGGACTAGGCGCGCGTTCTGGTGGAGTATTTGATCAAGGTAAAAAAATGTCAGGATATGCTACCGGAGGAATTGCAAAGGGCTCTACTTCTGGATACCCTGTTATGATGCACGGAACCGAAGCAGTCGTACCTCTTCCTAACGGAAAGTCAATACCTGTACAAATGTCAGGAAATGGCGGAGGCAGTACAAATAACATCGTAGTTAATATATCCACAGAAGGGCAATCCAGCAAGCAAGGTAGCTCTGGACCAGATATGGACAAACTAGGCAGCGCAGTAGCAGCAGCAGTTCAAGCAGAACTACATAATCAAAAACGATCGGGTGGCATACTTAATCCGTACGGAGCAGCATAATGACAATAGGTTTTATATACACAGGTACAACATACGCGACCCCCGATAAATCAATGTCAAAGCAAAGTGCTCCTCGAGTACTTGTGGCAAACTTCGGAGACGGGTATGAGCAACGTATTGCAGATGGAATTAACACTTTAAACGAAACTTATTCGTTAAGTTTTGCAACTCGTCTTAAAGCTGATATTGACGATATAGTAGCTTTTTTAGACGCGAAAAAGGGGGTAAGTAAATTTACTCTTACTCTTCCAGACACAAACAATACTACACGCACAGGCGAAAGAGATGTTAAAGTAGTAACAACAAATTATTCTGTAAGCTATGACTATGATAATTTTTATAGTCTAACACTATCACTAAAGAGAGTTTTTGAGGCATGAGTAACGTAATTGCAACAGATTTACAAACATTAGAAATTGGGTCACAAGATTCGGGCACTACAGCTGCGGATAATGCACTAGTAGAATTATTTGAAGTAACTTTGCCAAATGGAACTACTCTATACTTCCATCCTGGCTTAGACTCTGACTTAACAGATGTACAGTTTCGAGATAAAACTGCGCCTACTAATCCAGTAACCGCAGGAAATTTTATAATTGGTAATACCTACACTATTGCTACAGGTACAGGATTTACCTCAGTTGGAGCCTCTAACGATACTGCAGGCACTTCTTTTGTAGCAACAGGTGTTGGAACAGGTACAGGAACTGCAAATCAAACTGATAATACTATTCGCGACTACAATCCTATGCCAATGATGATCGACGGTCTCGAACTACAAGCAGACGGGGCCTCCGTCCGCCCTGCGTTTACGGTTGCTAATATAGGAACTTTATTTCAAACAGAACTAGGCGACTTCAAAAATGACGATTTAATAGGCCAAAGACTTATTCGTCGCCAAACTCTTCGAAAATATCTAGTTGGCGGTGATGAAGATGCGTCTCCTCCAATAGAATTCCCTTCCCAAGAATACATAATTGATAGAATAGCTGAAGAAACCGGAATTGCTATTACCTATGAAGTAGCTACTCCCTTCGACCTAGAAAACATAAAAATACCTAGACGTATTGTAGTAGGCAAATACTGTAGTTGGAAGTACCAAGGACACGCTTCCGGAAAAGGTGGCGGATGCACATGGAACACAGACGGGCTAGTAAACTATGATGGTGATGGGACTGTAAGAAGTCATAAAGTTTATTTTGACTTTGACGATCGACCTCTCGTAGCCTCAGAAACTTTTGCAGCTTATAGTGCAAGTACAGCATATACTACTACTAGTTATGTTACTCATAGCGGCAAGTTTTGGCTTTGTACAATTGCAGGGACAGGTAATACTCCTTCTATAACGTCTTCTTATTGGAAAGAAGTACGCAAGTGGGTTGAGTGGGCTTCAGGAACTACTTATCAAATAGGCACTCTTGTTCGGTATAATGCTGTAACAATATGGAAAGCCCGTATAATTTCAACAGGACAAATACCTACACATACTAGTCCTTACTGGGTTAGAGAAGAAGTGTGTGGTAAAACCTTGCAATCTTGTAAAGCTAGATATGGCTTTAAGCCTTCTGTACTTACAAGTGCTAACCAAAAGCCTGAAGGAGTGACGAATTTAGCTGCTCGCCTGCCCTTTGGATCATTCCCGGGAACATTAAAGTACTAAATATGAATCAATTAAAAGAAATAGAAGAGCATTTTGAAAAGTGGTACCCAAAAGAAGGCTGTGGAGTACTAGCAGTAGTAAAGGGAGAGACAAAGTGGTTTCCTTGTGATAATGTAGCAGAAGATGAGAATGACTTTGTTATAGATTCAAAGCAATACATTAATATTGGACACCGAGCAGATATTGTAGGTATAGTCCATAGCCATCCCGATGGAACTACAGAGCCAAGTGGGAATGATATTAAGTACTGTAATGCAGTGGGAATACCTTACTATATATTTAGTTACCCTGAAATGGACATGGAAATATTACACCCTGTACGCGATACCACACCTCTTTATGGAAGAGAATATGAGTTTGGTGTAAGTGATTGCTTAGAGGCTTCCAGAGATTATTATATAGCAAAAGGTTTAAATCTTCCTATGAGGCTTCCTTTTGAAGATGATTGGTGGGAAAAGGGTTTAGATTATTTTACTGATGAGTACATAAGTACTTGGGGTTTTGAAAAAATAGAAGGGAACATGCAAGAAGGTGACTTTTTAGTGTTCACAATTAAGGCTTTAGTAGGTAACCATTGTGGGGTTTATTTAGGTGATGATATATTCTATCATCATGCCGAAAACAGAATATCCTGTAGGGAAAATCTTTATCCCTTTTGGAAAAAGTATATAAGTGGGGTTTATCGTTATGCAACATAGTGTGTATTTACAAGGAGAACTAGGAGAGAGATTTGGAAGCAAGTTTATTGTTAATACTAACAACTATGCAGATATTTTTAAATGTATAAATGCAAACCGACCTGATTTTTTACCTTATGTAAGAAAATGCCATGAAGAAGACATAAACTTTATGGTTGAGACAGAAGATGGGACTATTGATCATACAGACCTAATAGTCCCTGTCTGTAAAGGAGATGTAACTATATCTTTAGTACCTGCTGGTTCCAAATCAGGTATTGGTAAAATACTAGCAGCTATTGCAATAGTACTTATAATGATTTATGCTCCTCAGATTTTTGGTAGCGTAGTGTCAGGCAGCGAAGCAGCCGGAGTAATCCAATACAGTTTAGCGGCTGGTTTAAGCACAGCAGGGACTATGGCTGCCATGCTCGCAGTAAACTTAGCTTTGGCAGGTATACAACAAATAATG